CAAGGATTACTGTCTTGTAATGTTTCATCTTCACCAGTAAAAACTGTTACAACTTTAGATGCAGCTGTCATTACAAATGGATCATTTTTTAAAACATTAGGTGTGGGAAAAGCAACCCTGTTTGGTTTTGGATGTTTTAAAGCTTGTGGATCAGCACTAGTAGGTCTTGGTTGTAACTGAGGTTGCTTTGGTTCAAACTCAGATATATGGACCCAAGAACCATTCCACTCTTGAACCATTTCAGTATACGGGAACCGCAGACCTGACCGGTCTGAAATCATGTATGCATATTTACCAGATGCAAAACTTCCCATTATCCAAGCTCCGGATAATAAACTTTTGGACTTATAAATGTGCTGACCGGAGATCCATCTTCCGCAAGAGCTCTAGCAAATTCATCTTCATATAATAATTTTAATTCTTGCACTCTTTGTGGAGCATATTTAATAGCCAGATAGTATGCTAGACCTGAAGTCATGCAAGGTATAAATCTAAAAGGAACATCGGTTGCATTTGTATATGCACCCACATCTTGTATTCTTTGTGTATAATAAAAATTTATACAATATCCAGTTTGAGCCTGTGTGCTACCTGGTGTTAAATATAAAGTTATAGTAACCTTATCTATAAATCTTTGAACAAAATATTGATTTGGTGTTCCTTTATCTGTTTTATTTGAAAAAGCTTGATACTGTGATCTACTAATTTTTGTCATGGGAGCGTCGACATTTTGATCATTTCTATAATTAGACTCTAAAATATCATTAACGCCTGCAGGAAATTGTAAAACATTATCTCCAGAAGTGTGAGTAGCAGCAGTTGTTCCGTTTACACCTCTGACACAACCAGTTAAATTTAAAGCAGATATACCTGAGTAAGTTATCTCTTCATCATTTATTTTTACAATACCTGAACTAGCAAGATTAGTTACAGATGCAACACCGATCGTTGTTACTGTAGCGTTAATTCCCGCAGATAAAGTAGTT